CACCAACCCGACCCTGATTCCGCGTAAAAGTGATACAGGAACTGGCTGGGGAAGTAATGGCGCTAATAACCTAGAGGGGATTGTCGGCAGTGTTCGCAGCGTTCTATTCGGTGCTGGAACAACGGCTTTTTATGCCTCCGGGGGTTCAGAGGTTGCTCGTATTGACCGCAGCAGCGGAAATGTCGGTATTGGGACAAGCAGCCCTTCACACTTACTAGATGTCAATGGCACGTTTAATGTCACTGGCAACACAACTCTGGGCGATGCAGCCGGAGACGTGACGCAGAACAAGGGCGGTTTTGCGGCGCAGGGAACCGGACTGCCCAGTAGCGGAAGCGGCGTAGAAATTAACTTCGGGCTTGTCGCCGGTGAAGGCACCGTTCAGGCGTTTGACCGTGATCTTTCTGCGTGGGAGCAGCTACGTCTGCGCGGCAATCAAGTTGCTTTTGATATTAGCGGCTCTGAGAAGATGCGTATCGACAGCAGCGGCAATGTCGGTATTGGTACTACGTCGCCTAGCACCCTCCTGCATCTCGCGTCAACTGGTCCTGCAATTTTAACGCTGGAAGCAGACACAGATAATGCGACCGAAACTGACAACGCTCGAATTGAGCTGTCACAGGATGGCGGTCTCGTTACTGGGCACATGGGCTATGGAAGCGGCACGAACGGCATCGCCATCTGGAACGACTACAATGACTACGTCCGAATCGGCACTAATAACACAGAACGTATGCGTATCGACAACAGCGGCAACGTTGGTATTGGTACTTCGTCACCTGCTAATAACCTTGATGTCAACGGAGACATTGGTGTACTAGCACAGAATGAAGTAAAATTTTATGACAGTGACAGTTCAAATTATACTTCATTTAGAGGAGCTAGCTCAGTCACTAGTAATATTACTTGGACGTTACCTAATGCAGACGGAACCGATGGGCAGGTATTGAGCACCAATGGCGGCGGCACACTTAGTTGGGCAGACGCCGGCGCCGGCGGTGGTGGTGGATCTAGCTATCCCAACAGTACAATTACAACTATACCAGGCACCGACGGCAACTACGATTTAAGTTATAACGCAGCACAAACAGAACAGGAAACACCTTTTGAATCAGGCGGCACTGATGCGTTTGGTGTTAATCTAGGTACAGTGTTTGATATGAGTGATCCAGTTGGTAGCGTACAAGACAGTTCAGGTACTGGCTTGGATCTAGGAACATTATAAATATAAGACAGGAGTAAACTATGCCTACAGTATTACAATTTAGAAGAGGAACCACAGCACAAAATAATGCATTTACAGGTGCATTAGGTGAACTTAGTATCGATACAGATAATGATAGTATTCGTATTCATGACGGATCAACAGGCGGCGGTTTTGAAACTAATGCTAAAGAAGCACAGTACGCTGACGTTGCAGAACGTTATCATGCTGATGCTGTTTATGAACCAGGCACAGTTCTCGTATTTGGAGGCGAAGCTGAAGTTACGAAGAGTACCGCTAAATGGGATAGACGAGTTATCGGTGTTGTTTCTACTGCCCCCTATTGCGTAATGAATAGCCCACATAGAGAACCAGAACTTACTGACGACTTACATCCTCCTGTAGCATTGCTAGGTAGAGTTCCTACTAAAGTAGTCGGCACTGTACAAAAAGGCGACATGATGGTTACTAGCGATACCGCCGGGCATGCAGAAGCATGGCGCGACGAAGGCGATCCTAGAGCAGGAAGTATCATCGGAAAAGCAGTAGAAAACAAGGAGGGCGAAGACGCAGGAGTAATTGAAGTACTGATCAATATAGGTTAGCTTTGATGCCTCTTTTTAAATTTTACACTGATGATTATGAAGGCGAAATGGTCACTGACAGCGTTGGTTGGCGCGATGCTAACAAAGAAGAAAATAATGTTTGGATACCCAAAACCATCATAAACGATGATCACTCAGAAACAGCATTTGTAATAGGCAATGGCCCTAGCAGATTAAAATACAATCTTGAATTATTAAATGGTCAGCACGGAGGCTCTCGAGGCATTATGAGTGTTGGGCAAAGTTATGGATGCAATATGTTATTCAAAGACTTTTCTACTACTTTTCTTATTTGCACAAATGACGAAATTTGTACTGCTATCAGTAAAACCGATTATTATGAAGAAAATATTGTTTACAGCACTCGCAAGTGTATTGTGAAACACCCAAGGCTGTTTCATTTGTATCCACACTGGCAAAATATGTTTGCTGGACCAGCCGCAGTGCGTTTAGCATGTGCAGATAGGCATAAACGTGTGTTTATGATTGGTTTTGATTTTTATAATGAAGCAACACAGCATCTATACCCTGAAATGAAAAAAAGCTACCTACCTGTTACTCAACCCGATGCTCTAAATGATAAACTTAAGATTCAACTTAGAAACATATTTGATTTATATGAGGATGTAGAGTTTTACCATGTACAGCCTGAGCGTGCAAATTATGCTGAACATGTAATAGAAGAATGGAATTGGTGCCCCAATGTAAAAACTATAGGTATGTTACAGTTTATTAATCTAGCACAACTAGGCGCTGTCCACAAATAGTTCGCTTACAGTTTTAATCTTACCCATAATTTCTTCAATTTTAAAAGTGCTAAACACACCAGGATGTAATGGTTTAGGCCAACCTTCGATAGATACCCAAGCATATCCTTTGTGTTCTTTATTAAGTTTAGGTATAAACTCTTCCTCTACCACACTTATAAAAGTATGATATTCAAATTGTTTGTTTTTATTTGTAAACTTTTCAATAGGAATATTTTTTGTTATGTTAGGTAAGAAGCCTACTTCTTCTTCAATTTCTCTGGCTAATCCCTCAATAGGGCTTTCTCCACGTTCAACTTTCCCACCTACAAAAGCCCACGTGTCACCGTGGCTATCTTTGTTACGTAACAAAAACAGATATCGTTTAGTGCTAGTGCTGAAGAAGATAGTACCTATGCTAAGGTTCATATGACTAGAGACCAGTCTCCTGCTCTGTACTCGCCTTCAAAACTCTTGACCCAGGTAGTGCCTGTCCACTTGTATTGAATGCCAGTATGGGTATTTGTCATATATTGTACACCCGACTCGACACTACTGTCAAACTTTACTTCCCATTTTGTGCCATCGTATTCGATAATATCGTTAGCACCTGCAATAAGGTCAGTGTCGCTACTACCTGCCCAAGCAGTTGGTCCATCTGTGTTTTCACTACTACCTATCGCATTTAGAATCAAATATCTTTGACCAGCTGCCGCTGCTACTAATCCTGCACCAGGTGCTTTGTCAAGTGGATTAATAATCTTTGTAACAGCATCAATACTATTAGTAGGTTTTGTATCCTCATTAATAGTAAACAATAGTTTGTAGTCGTCAGTTGGATGATATGCAACTGAACCTATAACTTCGCCTGTGCCTACTTCTAAGCGTATTTGACTGATACCTGCTTGTAGCTCACCATACTGATTTATAAGTGCACGCCAAGTAGTCTCTTCTGCATCAGCAGGTATTTTAGTAGGCGGATCGTTTAGAGGATCGTAATCTACTTTATTTGTAACTGTTTCTTCTCTGTGCAGGATACTCACCTGATTGCCGAGTAATAGTATTCCAAAGTTCATAGGAGTAAACTTCATACGCTCGCCAAGCAGTATATCTCTATCAATAACACCATCGCTGATACTGCCGCTTTCATCATAGATGCTTGCAACGATCTTTTGTACAACGCCTAGCTTCTTAACTCTAGCAGGCGCTGTTAACCAAATAGGAACAGCAAAAGTTAATGTAGCAATATCAATCTGCTCATCTACACCAACAGGCACTGCTCGGTTACTCCATTGTGTTTGTAGCAGTTCGATATAACTTAGACTGGTCCAATCTAGATAGTTGTCTGTGCTTTGTATTTCAAGTGCGGGGTTAAACAGCACAAGTATCTGTTCTAGTAGTTGTAGCTTCTGTGTTGTATTACTTGTCCAAATATCAACATTCATTGTAAGCTGATATGGAACAGGCATTAGTCGTTCAACTGTATAAGCATTTCCTTGTGTAGTAAGGTATGAACCGCTATCCTCATCAAACTTTCTCATACGAATATGACGTTTATCAACAAATGTAGGCTCTTGTCTACGCTCTGGTTGATACTCCATTGCTGTCACATAGCAACTAATCATTGGAGTAGGAACAATTTTGTTTTCGCTAT